TCGCTTTGACTTGATCATTCAACGGCTTTGTGAAGAAAAGACGATTGTCTTCAAGCTTGTCGCTTGCTCCTTTGAGTTGTCCGAGAAACTCGACTGCCTTGTTCATGTCTGCGTCAGTGCGAATTTTGAAAGTGCTGATTGTTTTGACGACGCCTGCGTTGTATTGCTCAACTTTGTGTGCAAGTTCGTCGATGTTTTTTTGCTCTGTCATACTGTTTTTTCATTTTAGCGCACGAAATTATTTTTCTTTTTTTTCTGCAAGTCGGTCGAGAACTTCGAAGCCGAATGCTGAAATTGCGAGAACGATCAACCCTGTGAATACTGATCCGAAGAAAATATTGATCGTCCAGAAAAACCAACACAATGCGACGACTGCAACGATCATGAATATGATTCCGACCAGTGCAAAAAGCGCAAGAATTCTTTCAATTGTTTTCATTTTTTCCCTCCTTTCTTTTGTAGCGCGTCAATCTGTTTTTGCAGATCGATCATCAACGCTTTGCCCTTGTCAATTCCACCTTTCAAAATTGCATTCTTTTGATCGCTGGCCATGATTCGGAAAACTTTCATGCTTTGCTCAAAATTCGGATTGTAAAAAACAAGATCCCACCACTTGCGCTTTGAAATGAACATGCTCATGTGACATTGCCACAAATATTTTGATTCAATCGCTTTTTCGCCATAGATCAAAATTTTGAGAAAGTTCACATCGTTCGGACACTTGATCTCGATTCCGCCCTCTTTTCCGATCAGTCCGTCGGGACTGCAACCAGTGAATTCATCATGCTCAATGAATCCGACGAGCGTCACTGAATCGTTTTCAAGTTCATATCTCATGCGTGCGCTGTCTTCAAGCTCGCAACCTCTTTCAGTGTCAGCATTTGAAAATGAAACTTTGTTGTCGGATAGCTTTTCGGCCATTATTCCGAAAATATAAGTTTCAAGCCCTTTGCCATTTGCTGATATTGCTTGCGCGTTGCTCGCTGTCATTTTCCCTTTTCTTATTTCAAACCATTCGTCACTTCGCTGATCTATTTTGTGAATTTTCATTTGTGATGTTCGATTTTATTTGATTAGCTTTGATCAAGATTTCTTTGTTTGCCTGCAACTCTTTCGAAAGTGAAAGAAATGTCGCAGTGAGCTTTTTCAGCGTCATGCACTTTTCAAGTGCTTCGATCGCGATTTCAATCTGATCACTCGGCGCGTCTTTCAGATCTCGACCGCTTGAATCTTCGCCCGTCATGATTCCGAAAGCATTGAGAAACGCATATCGCTTTGCAAACGTAGACGCCGCCGCAACGACTTGCGTGTCACTCATCATTTTCGTTTTCGTTCCGAGTGGCACTTGCATTTCTGAAATCTCGCTGTGTCCTGCGATGTGTTTGACAATGCAAGTTGCTTTCACACCTTTGTCATTCACTTCAATTTTTGTGATGTAGCTGAAACCATTCTTGCCGATGATGTCTTTGACTGTGCTGATGATCAGATCGATCGGCGCATACGAATATGCTTGATTTTTTTCATTATCTGACACGCCTTTCGTTTTTTTGATCACTGGGCATTCAGTTTGAAACTTCGCCATTGCTTCGTCGAATTGCTCTTTTGCAAATTCGGCTTTCAGTTCTCGTCGCATGGCAAGAAAGCGTTCCATTGTTTCGGCTGGCACGTTCTCTTTGATCGCTTGCGAGATCATCATGTTGACGTCATTTTGTTGCTGACGTACGAATGACATTGCTTCTTCTTGCTTCACGATCGCGACGCTTTTTGCTTCGACTTTCTCGACTACTTTGACAATTTTTTTCGACGGCTTTTGTCCTGCCGTTTTGCTCACGTTTTTCATTTTTTTGTCGATTATTGCTTACGTTGTGAATTATACTCCCTTTTTGACTTTTGTCAAGTTTTATAATTTTAGTCTAAACTTGCGAGATACTCAATGAGCCATTCGCCTTTGACTGAATATCTTGCGCCCGAGCCTTTGCCCCTGTATACGAATTTGAATGCTTTTGCTTCGACCAAGCATTTCACACCGTACGGCGTTTTTTTCAAAAGTTCAGCGATCTCGCCAAGAGAATACCAATTGTCGGCCGTCAAAACTGGTTTCAATATGCCTCTTTTTTGAAACTCAAAATTGTGACTAAACTTTCCGCTGAAAGCTTCTTTTGCGTTCTCACTAAATCCGAGTGCTTCAATTTTTTCAGCAGACAAATCGAATTGCGTTTTCCCTTCAAAAAAAACAGATTGATCATTTGTATTCACAAAGAATATTTTGTAATCGATCGGCATTTTCAAAACAATTGCAAGCACATCGTGATTTTTTGGCTTTATTCCGTTTATATTCCAACCGAAACGAGATTTGTTCAATTTCTTGAAAGAAGAATATTTCACTTCAACTCGATATTTGTCATTGACCAAAAGATCAAAAGACAAATAATTCGAATAATCTCTGACAGTATATCCCATTGACCACAATTTCTTTTGCACCATTTTTTCGGCGGCTGTGCCGAATGCTTTATTGTATTTTGAATCTTTCATGAGCGTTTTTCTTTATTTCTTCAATTATCATTTGCGCTTCGACCTTTCCGAGTTTTCTCGTAATCTCGGCGCGCCGTTGTTCATTCGCTTTCTGCCAGTCTGGAAAAGTTGCCATTTCCATAATTGCGAAAGCGTTGTGCAGTTCTATTGAAATCATTTGATTTTTTCCGACCTCTGTTAGCAATGGCGCATTCGGCGTGTTGCACTCGAAATTTTCCGTTGTGTCTTTCGAAATGACCCTCGCCAGATTTGACTTCCGTCTTGCATTGATAGCAGATTCCCGCAAATTTGTTTCTCATTTGATTATAATGATTGAATATTACTTTTGACCCTGTCGAGATAGCGCAACGTTGCTTGAAATGAATCTTGCCACTTGCCGAAATCATAGTCAGCATTTCCGTTGTGCTTTCTGATCGCATAATCCCACCCACCGATCGAAGCATAGTGCTTCAATCTCTTTGCTGTCCAGCGCGCCGAGAATGTCAGATCATGAGCTTGCTCTTTTGTCACGTTTGGATTTGCCGGGTGGTTGATCTGAAACCAGCCCCAAGAATCGCCATTGTCGCCGACTTCGCCGTACTGACAACCCCTCGATTCTTCCATGCAAATTCCATATAACACTTTCCAGTCAATTTTTTCCTCCGAAGCAACTGTCTGAATGATCCGCATTGGCTCATTTTTGACCTGTACGGCGTTTTCGACCTTGATCGGCTCGATTGACTGACTTGCCTGCGCTTCGTTCGTGAAAGTCACGATTCTCGTCGCTGTGAGCAATTCATGACCCTTGATTCCGATGAAACTGATGATCGCGCCGATTGCCACCCCTAGCAATACGATCGCAGTCATTCTCAACTTTGTCACATATCTGCCTCGTCTTTTTGTCTTTTTCATGTTTTGTTTAGATCGCCCACCCTGCAATCGATTTTTTTATTATTTGATCAAGCCCATTTCGCGAATTATGATTTCATGTCTTTTGCACAATATCTTGAATTGGACTGATTTTGTTTTACCCTTGCAAATCAATTGATCGATGTCATAGTTGAGTTTTCTCAACACTTCTGCTCTTGTCATAATTTTGATGATCAGTCACCCGAATGATCGTTTTGTTTTTATATTGATTATATTGGAAGCGAGAAAGCAATCTGCAAGCGTTTGTGTATTGGCTTCGTTTGCTTTCTCACAACTCCATGACATAAGTATACGCCCATTTTGACTATTTGTCAATAGTAGTATAAAAGTCTAATTTGAAAAGGCTCGTTTTGTCGCTATAATAAAGCAAAAGAGAACAAAAATTGTCCTCGATTACCGCACACTTTTATTGAATTGTCTGACCTATAAATTGAGCCATTTCTTGAATTTCGTTGATACGAATTCCCAGAATGGAATTTCTTCGATTGTTTTTGTTATGGCGTCGCGAAGCTGTTCGAGTTCGGTTTTTGCGACTGAATGCTTGTCTGTGATCACTTGAATTTGCGTTGCTTGATTCTCGATCTTCACTTGCTGTGTCTGCACAACGCTTTCAAGCACTGCAACTTTCTGCTCTGGCTCCAATGCAACGATTTCGGGGATCGGCGGCGCAATCGGCGTTTGTTCGGTTTTCACCGGAACAACTTCGATCGGCTTCACAACAACTTTCGGCTTCGGCGCACCATGTTTTTTCAATGTCTTCATATCGATGTCGGTCGTATTCAAATCAACGTTTCCGACGATTCCTTTGCATGCGCCTCGTGATGTGTATTGCCATATCACATAATACGGAAAATTCCCGATGTTCGGCGTGCCATGCTTCGAGCCGTCATTCGGCAAGAAATATTGCGCGATCCATAGTCCATAATTTTTGAAAACACTTGACCAATTGAAAGACTTCGCTGTCGAGCTGTTCATGTAGATCAGCGCACTGATTCCTGTTTTGTCAGCAATGCGATCAAGAAACGCTTTGCACCAAACGACAGGATTTGCGATCTGAATTTCAAAATCAAGCGCGAGCAATTCGCCCTCTTGCAGATCTCCGACAGTCTTCAAAAAGAAATCAGCTTCTTTCTTCGCGTCTGTGCCTGCGGCGAAATGATAGTACCCAACGAGAACGCCTTTTTTGCGTGCGCCTGCGCGATTCTTTTCAAACGTTGCGTCAACATACGATTGACCCTCTGTGACTTTCAGTAAAGCGAAATCAAGATCGAATTTTGACCAGTCAATATTTCCTTGCCAATGTGACACGTCTGCTCCTTTCATAAGTTTGTTTTTTTATTTGATTATATTGTACCGATCGAGTGTTCGGGCACCAACAGGGGGAATCGGGGCCCGAAGACTTGATCGGTATTTTTTATTTATGCGATGACTTCGCCCGGAACTGCTTCGACTGGCGGATTGTCGATCAAATCTTGTGCAATTTTTGCTTGCGCGATTGTGAGCGTTTGCGCTTTCACGTCTTCAAGTTTGATTTTCAATTGTGCCTTGCGCGCAGTCAGATCAATGATTCTTTGTTTTGCAAGATCGATGTCGGACTGAACTCGATCGATCTCGCCTTTCAACGTAAAAACTGAAAACGTCAGATCTTGCACCGATGTCACTTGAAATGTGACTGGCTCATTTTCGAATTTGTTGATGATGTCTTTTTCTTCGCTTGTGAATGTGATCATGTTTTTGTTGTTAGTATTTTATGATATAAGACGCAACGAATGAAGGCTGTGTGACATTGAATGCGGTTGAAGATCCAACTGATCCAGAATTGAAAGCACCGATGTCAGTATAATGAGCATGATCGCTTGAAATATATCCGATACTTGCATATCCAGTTCCAACATTGACAGCATATCCGCGATCAGCTTGCGTCTGCGCCCAATATGTCGAGCCACTCGCTTTGATGTTTGATCCGCCGCTATAATTTCCGCGCATACTCGGATCTTCGGCATGAGCGTGTCCGCCGTCATAATGGACATGATTTGCAGTGACACCGCCCGAAGCTGTACTCGGCGGATCGACTGAATGATAATGCGACGGCATTTCTCCTTGTGATTGCAAGTGAGTTTCTTCTCCAAAAATTGCGCCGATGATTCTGTTTGTCAGTCCTGCGCCTTGACCCGCTCCGACAAGTGTTCGACCGCGAGAATCTGGAAGTGTGAAAAGCGTTGAAGTTGCGGCGCCGTATGTTGTGCCAAGCAATGCCCACAAATCGGGATATGTTGCTTTCGCGACTTGCGATCCGTCACACAAAAGCCAACCAGTCGGCGCGACAGTTCCAGCAAATCCTACGATCAATCCAGACGGCGACAAAATAGCGAAATTTGCATTCACTTGATCGGGATCGGCTGTCGTTCCTAGCGTGAAAATATATGGAAGCATTTTTTTGTTTTATGATTTCATTATAAAAACAAGGGCGTGAAATGGTGGCAAGTTGTTATGCGCTCCGCCCGATCCTGCACCCGAAACTGCATGAGCATGATCGCTGTTTGCATATCCTGTTTGAATTGCATATCCTCGATCGCTTTCCGTCTGCACCCATACTTGACCGCCGAAAGAAAGTCTTCGATCTGCTCCGCCTCCTTGATTTGCTCGTACCTCTGGATTTTCATTGTGATTGTGATTTGCTGTTTGTCCGCCAGTTGACCCGCCATGATCATGCCATGGCATTTCGGCCGCTGACAATGTGTGCGTAGATTCGCCGCCGATCGTATGAAGCGGATATGTGCCAGCGTCGGAATCGACACCGAGAATGAATCTGCTTCGAAGATCTGGCGTTGCATTCGCACCATTACAGAAAACATATCCAGTCGGTATATTTGCAATCGTGTCATTCCACATAATGATTCCTTTTGTTGGCACAAGTCCCCAACCCGAAGCAATGTCTTGATATGAAATTTTCGTTCCGTCGGTATCTCGATGATGTGCCGCTTTTATTGCGGCGACAAGATCGTCGAAATTCTGATTGATTTCCGACGGGTTTGCGACTGTGTTGTTCGTGAACGTGAAAGATTTTGCAATCATTTATTTTTTTTGATACTCAACGCCCCTTTGTCAAATACCTCTTTATATTTTAGATTTTTTACACGATCAAAATGTTTTTTCTTTGATGTCGGATTTTGATTCAACTCTTTATTGAATCCGTCTTGAATCTTCGCGAACAAATCGTCAGTCATTTTTTCATCAAGTCGAGCAAGACAGTTTGAGCAAACACACACACGCATTTTCGATCCGTCAGAAAGATCAAACCAAATTTCGGCGTAATTTTCACGCTTCCGATCGGCTGTGTAGATTGTAGCGTCACAAATTGGACAAGTGATTTCTTTCATGTTTTTATATTATCATTTTTTTATGATCTCCACCACTATGACGGCGACGACGGATTGTTTGCTGTTGCTTGCTCTTGCAAGTTTCTTTGAATGTCTTCGATTCGATGTGACACTGTCGGCAGTTCAGACGAAACTTCGAGATCGATCAGATCTGGCTTGTATGAAATTTTGATGATGTTCACGTTAGTCGCGGTCACGTTTGAAATATCATATCCCCATTTGTCTTGACCCCATATGAAATCGCCCCACAAAGAATATGTTTTCTTTGAAAGAAAGTTCAAAATATTGATAACTTTGCCCGGCTTCAAAAGCTCTATGTCCATTCCTTTGCCGTCTGCGTTGTTGTTGTCGATCACTGTGACTTGCGTTCGAACTTCGGGCGCGTCGTTGCGATCAATTACGCTTTGACCCATAAGCGACGCTGTGGCGTCCAGTGTGACACGCTGATCAGTCACGAATTCAACACTTCGGCCATATGCGGCGATCGATGTATTGTTTTTGATTACTTTATACAGTGGCACGCCGTTGACCTCGCCACCTGTGACGTAGACGACATTTTTCACGTTTTCGATTCGCTTGTTTGGCGTGATTTTTGAAATGTCTTTTTTGACGTACAAAGTATAGTCTGGCGTCGTCGGGAAAGCATGAAAATGAAGCACGTTTGATTCGTCAAGATACCAATACCAACCTTCGGGCGAAAGTTCAAGCACCTTCTTGATCGCGTCGAGAATTGTCGTCGTGTTGAAAGTATATGAAACGCTTGTGCCTGTCAGATCAATCGACGGCCCTGTGTAGCTGACTTTTGCGCCTGCTCCAACGACTGCGCGATATTTGTCGATCAGATCTTTCAAAATGTTGCTCGGATCTTTCGAAAGGTATTTCAATTTTGTCGATCCGATTCGGGTGTACGAATCTTGCTCAAAAAATTCTATTTCTTCGATTCCGATTCCTGCGTCGCCGTTGTTCAGCGTCACATTGATTCTCCAATATTTGAAAGACAATTCATTTTCGACAACAAATTCACGTTTCAACCACGCACCGCCCCAACTTGTTTGATTTGTTTGAGTGTCGACAACTGTCCATGCACTGCCGTCGTTTGATCCTTGCAATGTGAAATTTCTCGGCCCCTGCGTGTCGTTGTTTGCGATGATCGAATATTTTCGGATCTTTTTTGCAACTGTGCCAAAATATAGTTGAATCCAACCAGTATTTGTCAAATTTGAATACCAGCAAGAAGTTCCGCCGGAAACTATTCCGTCGAACGCTTTCCATGCAGGATATGAAGCATATTCACTCGAAGCAAGCGCAATGAAAGGCGACGGCAAAGAATTCGACGTCATATTTGACGGCGACACTTTTGTATATGTTGCGAGATAGTTCGGAAAATTTATGCCTGCGCCGTTGTCAATCAATTCAGTGCGCGCAAGCTCTTGCACATATCCGAGAACGCTCACTTGAATCAATTCTTTGTCGGCGTCAAGTGCGGGCGTATATCCCGAAATGAATCCATTGAAAATGACAGATCCGTCGTGATTGTCGTCGAACGCTCGCACGATCACTTGATTCATGAAAGCGACGTCGTCAGATTCTCCGAATGCGTCAGCGTTTCGAGCAAGATTGACATTGAGTTCAGCAAGTCCGCCATTGACGGCCGAGCTGAAAGACGGCTCACTCGCAACGTCTGACCACGTCGTGATATAAACTCCCGCGCTTGTGAATATGTCGTATTTGAATCTTTTCATGATTATAGATATTTCTTTTTATATGAAAACGCGACGTCAACATTTCGAGCCGAAAATGTGTCGCTATATTGCCAGTTGATCGTTCCGACTTCCCACTCGGGCATCATTCCCAAGTATTGAATTTGAACGCCGTTTTTTGTCACGATCATCAATTTTGAATTGATCGCGATCACGTCGTTCGCCGCCCAATCACTGCGATCAAGCTGAATATAGTCGCCAGTATCAGAATTCGTCAGCTTGATTTGTTTTGTGCCTGCGCCTGTGAATGTGTGAATTGTGATTGTAATGTCGGGTTGAGCTTTTGCAGATCCACCGACGACAAAAGTGTCAGCATATGGCGTCACTGTTTTTGCGAGAAATGATTGAGTTGTTGCGACTGAATCTTCGCCGAATGCAGTGTAGCAATCGAAGCGAACTTTTGCAGTTGCCCATTTCCCCTTTCTCACGATCTCGCCGTCAACGTTTCCGGTGCAAACATATCGTCGAGTGCCCGAAGCGTAGTCAATATCGAGATTTTTTCCGCTTGCTTCCATTTTATATTTGAAAGTGTCGAGCCTTGCGTCAAGCAAAACTTCCGAAGAATCGATGATCACGACGTCGACTGAAAATGATCTGATTCCGTAGCCTTTACGCAAAAGCACGCTGTCATTTGTTCGAGCGATTTTTTGCACGTTGACTTCTTGCTTTGCGACAGTTTCATGCGGATTTTTTTCCACAATATAATTGATTCCGTCGTTGAGATTCAGTCCGTTGAAAATTATTGTTTGCATATTTTACGCCATACCCCAAGCGGCACGCTCGAGTTTTCGAGAAAGCCGTTGTTCGATTTTATCAACTAACATATTTATATCTGTGTCATTGTTGAAATGATTGTCGCCGTTGATTTGAATCGTGACAGATCCGCCACCCATTCCCGAGCCACCTGCGGCAGGATTGAAAGCTTTCGGCACGATCATTTCGCCTTCGTGAATTTGTGCGATCATATCTCGCGGAATGTAATTCGCGCCGACTGCAAAACTCGGAACGTCGCCCATATCAGCCTCGCCGATCTTTCCCATTTTTATGCCTGGGATCTTGTTTGCTTTATCGATCAATGAATTGATTTTTCTGATAAAATAGTTGACGAGTTCTGACATGATTCCCATGAGTGATTTTGCAACGCCTTGAAAAACGTTTTTGATTCCAGTCCATGCGCCCGAAAAGATTGCGCCAACATCGCCCATTGCTTTGCTCCAATTTCCTGTGAAAATATCGATTCCAACTTTGAAGACACCAGAAAACACCGCCCATGCAATTTGAAATATGCCGACGATCGCTTGCCATGCGCCTTGAAAGATCCATTTGATATTGTCCCAATTATTTCGCCACACTTCCATGACTTTGTCGTTGTCTTCTTTGAGTTTTTTCCAAAGTGGCACAATATATCCGTCATAAAATGATTTCATTCCGTTCCACACTGCGAGAAATATGTCACGCATTCCGAGAAAGTTTTCGTTCCATGCTTTTGTGAATGCAAACACGATCACGCCAAGCGCGAGAATCATGAGTGTGATCGGCGCCATTGCGATGATTGTTGTCACTGCCCATGCGGCGATCGCAACAGTCAAGACGGCGAGCGTAGCGATGAATAGCGCACGCCTGTTTTCCATATCTGAAAAGAATCCAACGATTGCAGAAAATACGGGTCCGAGATACGTTTGAACGTTTGAAGCGAACGTTTGAATCGCTGTGACGAGATTTGTGAAAAATGCGATGATATTTGCTTGATTTGCAGTGATCCATTCGATGAAAGATCCTGCCGATTTTCTCAATATGTCGAAAATTGATCCGTCGCGAACTGTGCCTTCGGTATTTATGCCGATAATTTCACGAAGCGCAAAGCCGATGTTGTCTTTCAGTGTCGAATATAGTCCGCTCAATGATTGTGATTGTTTTGCCATAAGTCCGCCGAATTTTCCGCCCTCTGCGGTCATGAGTTCGAATGCTTTGTTCACTTCGGGAAATCCGACTTTTCCTGCGGTCACTAACTCGCCGACACCTGCAACAGACGTCTTCATCACTTTTGCAAGAGTTTCATATATAGGAATTCCGCGCATAGCAAATTGACGAATATCAATCGTCATCGCCTTGCCTTGCGCTTTCAACGTACCGAAAAGATATGACAAATCGCTCATCGGGATATTCAACCCCGCGGACACATCGCCAAGCATTTTGATTGACTTCATTGATTCGTCGGCAGTGAATCCGAATGCAAGAAGTTGTTTTGCAGAATTTGCAAGTTCGGGAAATTCGAAAGGCGTTGCGGCGGCGAATGATGAAATGTCTTTGAGTATTGATCCGGCTTTTTCGGCAGATCCGAGCATAGTTTCCATTGAAATTCTTGTCTGCTCAAAATCTGCGGCGCCTTTGATTCCGACTGCGGCGAGTGCTGAAAGTCCTGCGCCTGCGACTGCAAGCCCCTTCATCGCCATTGATCCAACAGACGCAAATTGATCTCCCATTGAAGAAAGGTTTTTTGTGACCCCTGCCATTTTTCCCGAAAGATTATCTTTCAAGGACAATACAACGTCAAGTTGTGCCTGTTCATTCATGACTTTGTTGATTATTTGTTATTTTTTGCCTCGCGATATTTGTTTTCTGCTTGCATGCAGATCAACACTTCTTCAACAAAAAAATCTGGCTGTTGCATGAATGTGTAATAATCCCACCCCATTTTTTTGCACACTATGAATCGAAGGTACTCTTGCGGAACTGCTTCACCTTGATCGGGATATAGCAGAATCCGCAAGAGTTGTTTCGTTGTTATTTTTTTTTTGAAGGTGTTGCGAATGCTTCGCCGAGTGCGATCGCGTCGTATTCATCAAGAAAATTTCTGATATTTTCGACAGTCGCTTCATATTCCTTGCCTTCTTCATCGATCAATTTCTTGATCGCGAATTCAAGTCTTTTCTGATTTCCGTCAACCATATCATTGATTGACAGTTCGACGTCTTTCATGAGATCTTCTTGATTCAATTTTTTGTTGTGAACTGCGATCGCTTGTTCGCCAGTGAATTTCACACCTTTCATTGTTGCCTTTTTGATTTCGTCAAGTTCGAAGTTTGTGAAATAGGTCACGATTTCGATTTTCTTGCCAGACGGCAGATCAATGATTTTTGTTGGTCTTTTGTATTCCCCTTCCATACGTTTTTTTGTTTATTGAATTATAAAACTTGATACTATAATGCAGTGCCCGCAGTCTTATTGACGAGCGTGATTTCGATCGCTTTTCCTGCTGTCTGATCATATTCGACAGTGTAGTCAGTTTCATCATAGACGTACTCGCCTTTTTTGATCTTGTTTTCAAGTTTCTTCGATCGAATGTCATGAAGTTTGATCGTCAAGCTTGCAGAATAGCCCGCTGTTATTTCATCGCCAGTGAAAACGATTGCACAAGCTTTTTTCGTCAGATCCAAATATGCGCGTTGCTCCTCGGCAGTTTCAAACAATTTTTTCGTTGTGAATTCTCCGTCTGGAACTCCGTTCAACAAGATCGGATCAGAACTTCCGCTTGCAATTCTGTTTTCGATTCCTTTGTCGATTGAAAGTTTGATTTCATCGAGTGGGGTTGCAAGTGCGTATGTTGCGGCGTTCGCGATTGCGGCAGTGATGTCAGCACCGAAACCAACAAGACAACGACCCATATTGAAAGGACGAAGAACTGCGGGAAATGTTGGCGTTTGACCTTTCAAAGTGATCAAAGATCCGACGATTGCTGTTGCATTTGTTGAAGTGCATGTGATTGATTTTTTGTCGCTTGCGATTGTAGCAACAATGATGTCAGTTGCAACTTGTCCAGTCCACACTTGAATCACGTCGCCGATAACAAGTCCAGTTGCAGGCGCTTGATCATATTGAGTGTCGAATACAACTGCAACCATTCCGATTCCTGTGAGCGCAGTTTTGAGCGTTCCGGCACTGAATTGATTTCGAGCAACGATGTCGCATTTTGCAGTCAAGTGACCGCTGTCAAATCCGAATTCAATCTTCGAGATCTGTGCGCCAACGAAACGAGCGACTGAATTGCCTCGCAAAACTTCGATCGTGTAGTATTTTGAATCATCAATTGTGAATGGTGTTGTGTAGCCGATAGTTGCGTCGCCAGTTGTTGCACCCTTTTTGACACACATATTCAACAAGTGAGCAAGAGTGTCGGGATCTGCAAGCACTGTGAAAGATCCACCATGTGATCGCTCGCCCTGCAAAACTTTTGCAGAATTCCAATTGATCGCAGAAATCTGTTTGATTCTTTCATTTTTGATCTCGCTTTTGAGATCTTCTTCAATGAACGGCACGAATATGTTCGGCACGACGGGGGTCACTGCGTCAACTTGCTTGCCGAATGCAATGTACGCTTTGTCTGATAGGTAGTTCATAGGTTTTTTTGATTATTATTTTTTAGCTTTCCCCCGATTGATTATAGTTTTTTCGACTTTTTTTTCTTCGACTTTCACGAAGTTCGGATTGTTGATTTCTTCCGTTTCAATGGTTGCGTTTGCTTTCACAATTCCGATTTCTGGGATCGTGAGATCAAACCCACTGACATTTTTGTACTTCATAATTTGATTATATATTATTTTTTTATTATTAGCCACGAGAAACCAGATCTTTGATTGTGATTGTCAATTCTGCAAATATAAATTCTTCTTGAATCATCGTATATGAGAACTGTGCAGGCACAACGACCATTTGCGAACAATTGCCGTCGAGCGAGCTGTCTTTGTCAAACGAATTCAAAGTAATATCGACCACGCCGTCGAGAATGTCTTCGGCTTCTTCTTTCGTTTTTGAAACTCCGTTGAAATTATGGACGAGAAAAATTGTGAATGTCCATGCTCTTTCGTTTTTGTGAGTGTCGATCATTGATCCTTGACCCTCTTTGTTGAAAATTGTTGCGGCAGGATATTTCGAGAATTCAACATTGCCGCCCTTTTTCACTTCGGCAAAAAGTGCCGTTTCGCTCGGCAAGCCAGTTTCGACGTCGATCTCTTTGAGCGCGCTCAATTTGTCGATGATCAATTGTTTGAATTCTGAATATCCTTTCATATTATTTTGCCATTTTTCTTACGATATTAGTGAGCATTTTTCGCATAATCGTTTCAATCTTTGCTTTCGAATCGTCATATCCCTCGGACATATACGGACGCGCTTTCATTTTGCGAGTTCCCTGATGAACGTATGTCGCATAGTTTGTGTGAGGGCTGATCACGACGTGCGGCTCGCCTTTCATTGAAATTCGTGACGACGTGTTGATCGATCTCATGAGTAAACCTGTGTCAATCGGCGTGTGCTTCTTCGCGTTGCCTTCGACAATATATCCGGCTTTTGTGAATGCGTCGTATGCCTCTTGCTTCAATTCGCTTGATAAACTTCCCCATGCTTTTGCAAGTTTATCAAGTCCGCTGATTTTTATTGAAATGTCCATGTTTCTATTTTGCCCGAACAACGATCACTTCTTTGTGCGGGAATGATCCGTAGTCGAAATCGTTTATTGATTGCACTGAATATTCGACGCCCTCGATGATCACATCGTCAGATTCCTTGATGTCAATTCTTTCACAAAACATTTTCGACGCTTGCATAAATGATCCTTGTCCAAGCAGTTCAGAATCTTTCAGTGGTTGCAGAAAACATCGTTGATCTGTCAAAAATTCCACGCTTTCAGTGTGATTCGTGCCTGCAACTGATTGCAAGCGTTTTGTTGAAAATGCTTTTTTTGGTAGTGTGCTAAACATCGATTTTTGTATAAGTGTCTAAAATTTCAATCGCCTTGTCATAGTCTGTTTTGTTTTCGAGTTTGTATGTGATTTGATAGTCGCCGACTTTTTCAGATTGTACTTTTCCGCTAGTGTTTTTTGAATAATTCACGACGCCCGAAGCGAGAACAGTCGCAACAAATTTGATCGGCGCAGGAACGTTTTCGGAATAACCCCACTTCGCTGATATTCTAACATTTTTTTCGCCTTTCGTCCACAATTGAAAAACTGAATCTTTGAACTTTATGCTTCGGATCGGTTTTTTATTGTACGGCATGGTCACATAGTCGCTTGAAGCGAGAATCTGCCCGTCAACCTCGATTTCAGTGATCTCGACACATTCGTCGATGTATAGAACTTTCGAGCAGTTGCCGTCAAAATAGCGATCACTGGCGCTTTCGTCAGAAACGAAACTTCGACCTGTGTATTTGTCGATATATTCCTCCATTGCCAAGATCCATTCGTTGACTTGCGTTTTGAACGCTTCATCGATTGTGATCAGCAAATAGTTTTCAATTTGTTCGGCTGTTGTGTATCGTGGGATCATATTTTTATGTGATTATTTTATCTTTTTTATTATAAGGATCATCGCTCGCCAAAGTTTTGCCGTCTGTCTTCGTATACGGATTTTTTTTCGTATACGGATCTTGCTTCGCGAACATGTTTTCGAACTTATTCGCGAACGGCTTCAATGCACCCGAAAAAATCAATGCAATTCGTTTGAATATCTTTGTTGAGCCTGCGCCATATTTTGATGATCCGTAAAAATTTGATCCAAACATATTTTTTCAGCGATCCGCCCTCGGGTGAAAGGGCAGATCGTTTTTCGTTTATCTTTCGAGGAATAATGAGAACAATTCGGCACCAGTATTTTTCAAGCAGATCAGATTTCCGATTTTCTTTGTTGAATCAGCCGGATCGATCGCAACAGTGTATGCCATTTTTGAGCCAACAAGCGCGGCGCCTTGCGTGAATCGAAGTTGCGCCCATTCGTTGAGCTGACGTGTCATTGCGTTGAATCTGTACATGTTTTGAAGTCCGTTGATGTTGATATATGCGAATTTTCCGCCGTTTGTTGTCGGATCATAGATCAATGAAGATCCAGTCGTCAAAGTCGGGCCCGATCCGTAAACGATCGCATTTGACCATAGTCCAGTCGCTCCACCTGCAAGATCCAAAAGATCAAGTGCGGCACTTGCGCCACCTCTGAACGAATACAAGAATGAATGACGCAGATTTTTGTCAGTGTCGATCGTCAATCCGAATGCTTGAAATCCGCAGACACCTGCACCGACGGCAGATCCACGAGCGGCGTATGTTGTTGAACTCCATGAATCAGCGGCTTGCGCTCCGATCGCTTGCGGGGCGTAGCAATATGTCGTTGCTGACGCTGACGTGAAAAGCAAAACTTCATTTGAATTTTCAATCACATATTTTGCGGTTGCTGACGGCGTCACCGTCCATGTTGGCACTGTGAAAACTGGAACTGAATTCGCGTCTGTTGCGAGTGCTTTTCCAGTGTGTGAAGTGATCTTTCTGCGCTGTCCTGCGGCAGTTGGATTCGTCGTGTCTTCAACGATTCGAATTTGAAAGTTGCGATATTCGTTTGCGACCAGTGGTCCCGACGGCCCTGTGATTGTAGTCGCCGCAATTGCTGTCGCTGTTTGTACTCCGATGAATCCTTGACCGGGCAATTTATCATTCGGCACTAGCAATTCATCAAGTGGCACGAGATCGCTGTCAGTTCCGATCGTTGCGGGCAAATTAGTAGTTGCAAGGTTTCCAGAAAATGAATTTGTCAAAATATCGTACCATTTCCACATTCCTGCGGCGAGCGTTCCTGCTGATAGCATATAAACTCGACCAGAAAGAAATTCGTATGTTGCATTCGTGACAGGCGTGAAAGAAAGTACGCTGTCGAGCGTGATCACTGGGGTCGTTCCGCCAGTATTATTGATCACATATTTTTCTTCGGTTTTTCCTGTTCCGCCTGCGCCGTTGTCAATGATTCTGATCTTGAATCCTTGTCCGTCGCCACGTCCTGCAAGCTGTCCGACGCCGACTGCGGCAGGCAAGGCAGTTGAAAGAGTGATTTTTTGCGTTGTTGCACCTGCGGCGATTGTTCCGCGCGGTCCCTGTGACGGGAGCACTTTCATGTCGGCACCTGCGCCAAAAGTTCCAGTCAAAGCAGGCGATCCGATCAACATCGGCCCGTCGTTTTTAGTGTGATATGCATTCAAAACTGTTGCAGATACAAGTTGAAAAATTTCGGGGTGGCGATCTTCATTGTTGCGAAGATCTCCCGCTAAACAAACACCCGAAGCCGAAGCGTTCGGCATTATGGCGAGCGGTCGCCATTCTGGCAGGTCGATGATGTCAAAGTGGTCAATGATCATATGATTATAATGTTGATTTTAGATTATTTAGCAATTCCATTTTTTCTCGCAATTGTGCGGTCAACATTTCGCCTTCGACTTGTTGCGAAATGGCTTTCACTGAACATTCATGACACAACTGATGAACACAAGCGACAGTTTGTTGCGTGTTCAAAGTGTGTTGAATTGCTTCAATCTCTTTTTGTGTGTCCTCGATGATTTCTTGCGTTGTCATATGGGTTTTATTATAAAAAATTTTAGTGAATACGTCTTCGAACACTTTCCGCCCAATTGATCCTTGATGTGTCATAGAGCAGTGTTTGCTTTGCGTCGTTTCCTCCGAGATTCGTGATGTTTGAAACTGTCGAAACTGTCGTGACAGTTGTGATCGTTCCAGAAATCAAGATCACGTCGGCCATAACTCTTGAAGCATTCGTGACCCACATCGGGCGAGAAACTCCATTCGCGATTTTGCGAAGTGAAAGCGGGATTGCATAAATTTCAGCGAGCATTTTTTCGAAAAACATATTTTTATATTATGCACCACGAAGCACCGTCTGAAACCAGTGTCAGACTTGAATTGTGGTATTGAATAATTAGCGTACTTGAATCATTGATCAACTCTGCGCCCATTGGATCGATCGTCACTTTGAATTGAGATTTGTTTTTGATGAAAATCTTTGCTTCGTTTCCGACGGCTGTCGGCAGTGTGATGATCATATCATTTGCGTGAATACAGTTGATCAAAATTTCTCCGATAGTCGCGACGACTGCATATGTATCAGCGTCAAACGTGATCACATCGAAACTTGCAGGATCTCCTTTGTCGCCTTTTGCGCCAGTCGCACCAGTCGCGCCGTCAGCTCCGTCGTTTCCGTCTGCACCATTGGCACCAGTCGCGCCAGTTGCTCCGTCATTGCCTTTGATGTCAGAAAGCAACACAAGATCGATCCATGATCCACCCCCGACGTATCTCCATTGAATTTTTGTTGCTGTTTTTTGAAGTTCGATTTCTCGTCCGTCTGATCCGTCAGCTCCGTCGGCGCCATTTGATCCATTCGTGCCGTTCGTTCCATTTGCGCCATTTGATCCGTTGGCTCCTTTGATGTTTGCGATCAAAGTCCACACGCCTGCAATCTTTGTGTATACGTTGAAAGTATCAGTCGCGATCGCATAGTCGCCATTGTTGCCGACACCATTTGACGGCGCGCCGATTCCGTTGATCCATGATGAATTTGTGCCATTTGTTCCGGGCAATCCTTGCGGTCCCTGTCCACCTTGAAGCGATTTCTGAATGCTTGCAAAATCGAGCTGTATTGAGTGCGCTGTGACACCTGCGCTCACATGGTAGATTCTCAATTCGACGACGCCTGCGTTCAAATATGGCGCGTCGTCAATGATTCCGAGATTGAATTGTGTCATGCCGTTCAGCCCTCTGAAATATCCGATTGTGTCCCATGCCGAAGTGATGAAATTGTACAAATCAACAGTCACAAAATGTTGTGACGTGTTTGAGTATGCAAGATTCAATTGAATTTTGTTGAATTCTGTGATGTCTGCGAAAGAGACCCGAATGTCGAAACCTGGGGTCGCTGAAAGTTCTTGAATATTGTATACGTTGCCGTCATTGAATGTCAGAATCGAATCGAGTGATCCGCTGTTGTGAGTTCCTGCAACCAAAGCAAGCGCACTCGGCAAAAACGTTTCTGACGTCGGCGGCGTGCCGTCTGCGCCTCGAAGATCTTCAAGATCGACGAGATCTGCCCAATATCCGCCCGAATATCGCCATTGAATTGTCGATGTGCCTTTCTGCAATTCGATTTCACGTCCATCAAATCCGTTTGCGCCGTCTGCGCCGTCATTTCCTTTTGCTCCTTTTGCGCCGTCAGCACCTTTCAGATCAGCGAGCAAGATCAGATTTCCCCATGATCCGCCAACATATCGCCATTGAAGATATACGCTTGATTTTCGAAGCTCGATCTGCAATCCGTCAGCTCCATTTTGCCCGTCTGCGCCGTTTGATCCGTCATTGCCGTCAATTCCATTGATTCCGTCGTTTCCGTCCTGTCCTGCCGATCCTGTTGCGCCTGTGTCGCCCTGCGCGCCTTTCATTTCGGCGATTGTGATCAGATCAACCCATGCACCACCAGAAAAGCGAAATTGTATCTTTGTTGACGTCTTTTGAAACTCAATGTCGAGATCTTCGAGTTCAGTATGAATCAGCGCGATTTCTTCTTTGATGTCCGAGATCGTTTTTGCAGTGATTCCGACTGCGATCATGTATTCTTTGCCCGCAATGTTTTTGACTGTCGCGCCTGTGCCCTCTTGATCGCGCTCAACTGTCAAAGTGTCGTGAAATTTGCCGACAATTCGAATGATTTCTTTTTTTGGATCGTCTGACGGATCTGAAAAGTCTGTGACGTTCCAATATGTCGCGTTGTATGCTCCGTCAATGGCAGGATCAGCGAAAACGTCGCCTTGTCCGCCACGAAGAAGAATCCCAACTGCGGCTTCATCATAGCCAGTTGAAACGTACCCTTTGACGAAATTTTTTGCTGAATCGATCATCGATATTTTGTTATTGTATTTTTATTATAAACTTTTTTTTGAATGTGTGCCATTTTACCGATCGCGATTCCTGTGCCGATGATAAAAAGTGCGATAAATATTGCGATTGAAATTACAGTGAGCGTCGCCTTGCGAATTATGCTTTGATGTTTCGTACAAATATTTTTGATATTAGAAAATTATGGTCGGGATAGTCGGCACTTGAAAGCGATGAGCGATCGAGTGTTTTTCCGACATATCCCGTCAAATCAACTGCATTCTGAACATTGTTCAAATTGTTTTTTGTACGTTCCCGAATTGATTGACGACAACTGTGTTGCAGTGGGCGAAATCCAATTTCCGAAACGACGAATCTTTTTGACTTTGTCAGTTCCACACTTGCAAACAATGATGATCGGCTTCATTTTTGACCTCCTTGATTTTACCGTCTGCCGTTTTTGCATTGGTAGATCGGAATTGTGACGAAATCAATCGTCGGGTAGATCGGACACCATTTGAATTCACAACGTTCGCAATAATCAGCGACACCGTTCTGAATGCAACCTGCACGACATTTCTTTTTGCGCTTGCAAAGTTTATCGTTGCATATTGCGATCAACATGATTGCACCTCCTTGATTTTGGCACCCTGCGCCCGATCAACATTGTGATCCGGCGAAAAAGTAGATCCCCGACGTAGGCGGTCGGGCGTAGAATGCCAATTTGAAAAGAACTATTTTTTGTCGTCGTTCAATAGCACTGTCACTTCGTCGAATTTCTTATTCTCCAAGCCTGTCAATATATCGTTGATTCGTTTTGCAGGATAAAAGCCGAGATCGCCTGCATTCTCCATGATCGATTTCAGCTCTGTGAGTGCGATCAAAAATTCAATGAAGTCGTCAGTCCATGCAGGCATGAATTGCACTGTGAGCGCGACATGAGCGACGATGATGAGCAACAAATAGATCATCATTTTGTAGCCTGTGCGAAATAGCAAGTGAGATTGAAGATTTTGTTTGATGAAATATCCGCGAGCAACGCCAGTGATGAAATCAACAACAACGAGAATGAAAACTGCATGCAAAATTGTGTAGTCGTAGCCGAGCAAATATGCAAAATATGTCAGTATCGCAGAAAAAAATGCTTTCTGTTTGCAAAGAGAAACGATTGACGTGATCGTTGGCATAAAATTTCCCGATGTAGTTGTCATATTGTTTATTTCTGACTGCATAGCAATCTGTTGAATAATAATGTCAAAAGCAAATTTTCCAATTGTTGAAACGCTTGCTTTTGAAAAACGAAAAAAGGGAGATACAACTCACGACCCCCCTTTGCCGTTTGATGTTTGGACTATATAGCGCAACCGATCTCGATCAAACGTTTTGCAACGCTTTTTGATACTTTGACAGTTTGCCCTTGCTTGCGAAGTTTTTCTTCGATGTAGCAATCAGAAATCAATTCGACGAGAACGCCAGATTCTTTCGTTTCTTCGGTTTTCGTTTCTTTTGTTTCATCAGTCTTCACTTCTTTGTTGACGTCAGTCTTGATCTCGCGATTTTTGACAACGCCTTTTGCTTTTTCTTTTGCCATAACTTTTTTTGTTATTTGCGGATTATACCCCGAGGGGTTGCGACGGACTTGACCCCGAAAGATCAAGTCGCGTCGCCATTTTTCACACTATAAATTCAATCAGATTCAGACTAAGCTTGTGGCACGTCCAAAACTGCGAATGCCTGCGGAAGACGAACTTGTCCGTCAACACGTTTTGTCAATCTGAATTCGATTTCATCAGTATTGAACTTTGAGTGAATTGAAGCGGCAACTTCAAGACCTCTGCGATCTCCGATAGCATATCCAAGACCAAGATTTGCAAACACAACATCACCTTTCGTTCCAAGAGTTGAAAGCTTTTCAGTTTCAACAACTGGATAACCGCCGTATGTTGGCAAACGTCCTTCGGAAATCGATGGTTGCCAAAGTGGGCGACCAGTTGTGTCTTTCAATCCTTCAACATATTCGATTGCAGTTGTGTCCATGATGTACACACCATTTTTTCGAAGTGAAGCAGGAACTTTGTTTTTCAATGCTTTCATGTCAGCGTCAGAAACTTGATTTGCAACTGCGCGCTTTACAACTGGGCATGCTCCAAGAGTGGAAATGATTCCAGTTGGTTTTGCGTCACCGTCACCAGTCAAAAATGCAGTGTCCTCGAAGTGAACTGCGGCCATTCCGAACAATTGAACAAGGTAGTTTGCCATGTCAACGTCAGAATCTTCAAGAATTTCGCTTGAAGCGGTTGTCAATCCGATCATTTTGTGAGCGGTCAAAACAACTTGCTTGAATTTAGGACTTGATGGGGTTGCGGCTTCGGCTTCGTCAGCCCATGCCATAGTCACACCACCGAAAACAGAAGATCCTTGATCAAGTTTCGGAAGCTTCTTCGTCAATTTCTTCATGGTCACAACGTATGCGCGAGATCTCACAACTGATTCCTCTGCGGCATATGAAGCAATTGCGGCGTCGAATTCCTCTGATACAGTGAATCCACCGTCAGCGGCAACACCCTCACTCACACTCTTGCGAACTGATTGCAAGAATGCTTTTGCTTCCGTTCCAACAGTCACGAACGGCGCTTTGTAGCGTTTCACGTTCATCACTGATTTTGCTTCGTCAACAACTTCACCATTTTTGATGATTGATTTGTTTTCGATAGCGGCTGATTTTACTGATTCCAGAATTGAAGCTTCTTTTTCAGCAAGCATTTTGCCGAAGATTTCTCCAATCTGTTCAATGTCTTTTTGTTCCAACATAGATTTGATTTTTTTATTGATTGATTATTTTTTCGCATTTTCAAGTTGCCCGAATCGCATGAGCGATTTCATTGCAACTTTCACAAGTGCGGCTTGTTGTTCATCATCAGAAAGCTCTTTGTGAGTTTCGCTTGATCGACTTTCGGCTGACTTGTCCTCGCCTGCTTGTGATTCCGCTTCAATAGCGTCACACATTGCAGACAAAGCGTCATGACCTTCAAGGATTGAACTCATTGCGCTTTTGATTATCTCAATATTTTTCTTACTCAATTTTTTTCCTGCTTTCTCGATCTCGTCTGCCTGTTTTTCTTCGAATTCTGCTCTTGCTTTTTCAAGCAATTCAGCTTTCACGTCTTCGAATTCCTTTGCTGTCAATGTGATCGATTTTTCTTCAACGATTTCTTCTTCTTTTTCTTTCTCAACTTTTTTTGCTTCAACTTCCCATGCGTTAGCTCGCAGATCTTCGGCAGTCAATCCGTCAGTCAATGCACGCTCAACAAGTTCACATTTCATTGATTTTGCGCTTGTGACAAGTGCTTCGGCATATGCTGGCACGTTTACCCATGAAACTTCGAGCAATTCTTGATCTGTGAATTTGTTGCCCTCCATTTCAAAAGCCATGAATCCAACAGAAAAAGCTTTCAGAAATCCATTTTCTGCAAGCATTTTGATTTCCTGTCCGAATGGCGTCGGTGCAAATTCTCCGATCAGCTTCAATTCGTTGCCCTCAACCCACACTTTTTTTGCACGACCGATCGCAGGGATTGAATGATCATGCGCCCATAACATGACAGGATTGTTTTTGAATGCTTTCAAATTCCAACCTGCAACGTCAACGATCTCGCCGTATCGGTCAACTTTCATGCCCGAAACGACTGCTTCGAAACTTCCATCTTCTTTGACGGCGCCTGCTTTGATTGCGATTTCTCCGATCCCCTTGAACAGTTTCTTTTTCATAGCGTTGTTTTTATTAGCTTTTTACAATGGGGATCACTCCACATCGACAATTTATGATATTAGACGGGGACCCGTTAGGATCTCCCGGATATTCCAATTCTTCGCCCCCGACTTCGAAATTCTTGTCGAGATCAACTGCCTCGCCGTTAGCGTGAGCGTGAGCATCGCGAGTTCTCGAATCTTTTGCGCTCAACCATTGTTTTTGCGCTACAACTCCGCTCTGCTTATATCCGAAAGTAGTTCCTGCATTTGTTGCTCCGAGAACTTCCGTTCGAGCGATCGTCTTTGTGCCACTTGTCAATCGTTGCTTGAATATCTCTTTGACACGTTTCGAAAGTTGCTGAATGCTTTCGCCTTTCAATGCACCCTCTGAAAGTGTCGTCTTCAATTTGTTCAATGTCGTGTCGTTCACTTCCGTTGCAAATTTCATTGTTTTTTTCTTGATCCATTCTGCGGTCAATGTATCGGCAGGATCAAACGCTTTTGTCATGATCGATTTCACACCCACTTGCGCGAATGCGGCGTCGCCTGCGTCACTCACAATGTCCGTCACAATTCCCAGAACACCCTTTGAAAATATTATACCTTCTTTTTTCCAATCCACCAAATCAAAATCATTTCCATTTTTCAATTCGTCAGTATTTTTTTTCAAAAGTTCTGCAATATATCTCTTTGCCTGTTCAACAAATAAATTCCCGACTATATTTTCAAACTGTTTTTCATATGCTGTGAGTTTTGCGTCGAATCCTTTCCAGATCAGCATTTGTGCTTCTTCGTCAAACTCTTTTTTTTTTACGTCCTCGATCTCTTTCACTTCTTTGACGATCACTGCATTTTTTGCTGTGAGTTCTTTCATCGCACGTTCAACCATGTCATTTGTTTCGCGCAAGCTCTTTCGGCCGCGAACTGCCTTTTTGTACATTGATTTCAATTTTTCATCTTGAATACTTTTTGTCTGCTTCACTGTGCCGATCGAAATCATATTGAGTGGCATATATACACCGTCACCGCCTTCAATCGGCGTGTAGCCCATTTCTGCGCGTGCCTCATTGATTGAAATGATCTTTCCTGCGACTGCTTCATAATGCTTGTCGAGTGATTCTTGATTTGCAGGGGTCGGATCTTCAAAAGCCAAGTGCAAAGACAAATCAAATTCAAGCACAAGCGAATGATTCAATTTCTTCACGAGCTTGTTGAATTTTGGCACGATCGTTTCAGACACGAAAACATAGAGTGCAGTTTCAGCACTTGCGCGATTCACTTCTTCGGTCAATCCGAGAATTGTTTTCGGCACACCCAAAGCGAGCAAAATATCTTCGCGTGCGGCAGTTCTCAATTCTGAAAAGTCCATGTCTTTTTGTGACATAGAAATTTGCTTGTATTCCAAGCCATGAGATAAAACGGCGATCTTGTGTGCATTGTCTGGACTGCCGAACTTTTCAACCCATTTGTCATATATCGATTGACGCTCATCAGAATCGACTTTTTGTTCAGTCGTGAGAATTGCGTCGGGTCGTGCTGAATTATAAAAGAATTTAGTATTCCATTTGCGAGCATATACATCAGCAAGAATCGTCATTGCGAGTGCCATTCCTGCGCCGTAGCCGTAATGATCAGAAAGTGGATTTGCATTCTTGAAATGAATCACGTCGTTCGGCTCAAATTCCTGCATTTGTCCTTGCGCGTTTCTGAAAACATATTTGAAAACAGTTCCGTCAGTTGCAGGCTTGATCGTCACGAGATCGGGTCGCATGTACCACAATTCAACGACTTTGCCGTTTACGCCTCGCGCTTTATACCAAAATGATTGACCGACAAGCGACATGAAAATTGATGTGATCTCGATCAAGTCAGATCCGCTCATCATTGAATTCGGTTTTTCCAAAAGATCGAGCAATTCGTGTTGCTCTTGTTCGATCGCGTTTTTGCCTTGCAGTCTGTACAGTTCAAATTCGATTGCGCCCATTTTTTCAGCGATCTTTGCGGTTGCGGCGAAAACGACGTGACTGCTTTGAAAAGATTTCAAGTGATCCACTTGTGAAAGGCTCGGAACGTCAACGCCCGAGATCATACTTGACCCGAGAATATTCGTGAAAGTTTTTTCTTTTGATATTCCTGAAAGTATTCGTTTGAAAGGATTCATTGATTTTTCTTTTTATAAATAAAATAAGCCCACCCCAAAAAAATTGAAAGTGTGCTTCTTCAAACGCAGTATACCATTTTCACGAAATAGCCGTCAAGCATTGCGTCGCAGTCGTAGGCAAGAAAGTCAAACTTTGGCTTTGTTGCCCTCGATTGCGACAAACAGTCGAGGGAAATGAAAAAAACACAAACGCGAGCAATTAGAATATAGCATAATTCTGAAATACTGTCCAGTTTATGCTTTGCGATAAAATAACACAACGACTTGCGCGTCTTTGTATTGTTCGGCAGTCTGGCCAACAATGAACATTTGCATTTTCTCGATCATGTCGTCGCCTTGATCTTCGGGTCGAAGTGCAACGCGCATATTTCCGAATCCATGTGAAACGCCTGGACTATGCACAACGAATGAAACGAAGAAATGCTCAATGTGATCAGTCTGCGAAATGTAGTTATCTTCGCCGTCGATTGTTGCGCGAATTGATTTGATCCATGCTTTGAATTTGTTTTTCATAATATTTTCGGTTTAGTGATTACGATTGCGATTGCGTTGTCAGTGTACGAAAGATCAAGAACGTCTTGAATGCCGAATTCTTCGAGTGTCGCTTCGGACGATTCCTCGATCCGCTTGTGATTCTCGCCGATCCAACGAATAGCGCGCCGGATCAAAAATGCAATGAACACGTTTCGCACCTTTTGAAAAATTGTCTTCATAAAATTATAGCATAAAAAAATTATGTAATGCCGAACGATTCCCCCGAATCCTCGATGATTCCAATGACTGCGCCTGCCACTGCGTCAGCGACGTCTTTGCTTCCAGTGTCGGGGTGATCGACCTTTTTCCCCTTGATCAGTTCCAACGTCTGATATTCTTTTTCAAATATTGCAACCGATTCGCCTTTCTCATTTTTCACGACATAGTGATAATAGTCCAAAGCGTCAGCGTGCAAAACTTCTTTCAGTGTGTCGTATGCTTCCGTCGTGCGATCGATCGATCTGACGTCCGCTTCAATGCCTTTGCGTTCGAGAATCTGAATGCTGTCTGCGCTCTGCCAACCGTCGAACGTCACTTTCTTGATCTTGAATCCCCTTTCAATCATCGAGTAAAGCAATTGACGCACGTCTGAAAATTGGACTTCGCCACCCTCTGGCGCCTTGATCTGTGCCATGAGTTCGATCCGAACTTTCTCAATGCGCTCGTCGTTCACGAATTTATGCCCCGCACTGGACGCCACACACACCCCGCAGGCGTCTTTCGTCAATCCGAGGTCAATATGTGCAACGCAACGCTTGCCGTCGCCCTTGACCCATTTTTTGAGCCGTCCGTCGACTGTGAGCGGATCTTCGCGCTCCTTGTTGACTTGTCGCTCAACGATCTGTGCGTCGCGATCAAACGGCGACAGTGCCTTTGACGGAATACACGCAAAATCTCGCAATGCCTTTTCAGCATTTTTGACGAATGCTGATTTGAAGTCGATCGGAATATCTTTCAAGACAACTTTCGGATCGCCGTTGTCGTCATACTCTGAAACGAAGTCGAAAGTTTCTTTTGCCATTTTGCTTCGATCTTTCACGTCCCATGTGCATTTTTTTGAGCAATACAATGTTTTGCCATGCTCTTTGACGTTTGCTTTGTATAGCGTGTCCATTGCGTCGTCCTCGTATCTGGCCGAACTGATCGGCATGATGAATCCTTTGCCCATTCCGAAACGCGATGTCATACGATTTTGCATTGTGTCGTAGATTTCTTTCGCAACGTTTTTCTTGTCATTGTTCAAATAAAAAGCAAGCTCATCGAGAATCGCCGCATATATATTCAATCCGAGTGGCGTCGTTTCTTTTGAATTACCACAAAGAATTATGATGTTCGGATTGCGCCGATTGCCGAATTCGTCTTTCTTGCCTTTTGGATAAAAACGCACCTCTGTGCCGAGTGCTTCATATTCGAATCGCTTGAACCATTCCGAGCCGTCAATGAATGTTGTCATTGAAGTGAAGACAACATTTTTCGCCTGCGTTGCTGACGTTCCCATATTGATGATCGCGATCGCTTTGTCGTTCATCAAGTGAAAAAATTCATGCGGGTTTTTATAGCACAAAAGCAAGTGTGCAATATACAAAGTCATTGCGGCCGACAAGAGTGATTTTCCCGATCCAATTCCCCAATACAAATCCGCCTCTGTGATCTGCTTTTCCCAAATCAAACGCACGATCTCATTGCCCTCAACTCTGATCGTCTGATATACGTCTTCGCCGATCCCGAGGCAATCTTGCAAAAATGAATCAAACGTCAGAAAAGGCACTTCGCGATATTGCGAATTCTTCAAAAGAAAACGAAGTTCTTTCAATTGATCTTTATTCATCAACCCCACAAATTGCGTCAAGGACTTCAAGGAGTCTTTTTTGATTTGCTGGGTCGAGTTCTCTGATTGATTCGGCTGTTGCATGAATCGTGTTGTTTTGAATGTTTATTGTTCCATTGTTTTCGATCAAACCAGTTTGACGATTCTGCGTCAGTGCGAATTCGTCTTTCTTCACTCGTTCGAGAAACTTCAATGAGAAATCTTTGTCACCGCTTGCGACACCCTCGACAACTGCTTTTCTTGCGAGCAATATCGGCCGTTGCTTCAAAAGGCGCTTTCGACTGGCAAACTTTGAATTTTTTTCTTGAAAATAATATAATTGATCGGGCGTGATGTCTGCATAATAGCAAGCTTCGTCGTCAGTACACCCAAACGCAAACGCTTCGATCAACTTTCCCAGTTTGGCAGATTCTTGACCTTCTTCGTTTTCCCACCAACGCCACTCACGCAATTCGGCTTTGATTCCTTTCTTTTTTTTCAATACAACAATGCCCGCACCTTTTGCGCGTGGTCGTTTCAATACCTTTTTTTTTGCAACTTTTTTTTTCATAGACAATGCTTTTCTTTATATTCGAAATATACATTTCTGAACTCAATGCTTTCATTCTCTTTTCGTCTTCGCGCATATATTGATTTCAACTCTGCGAGAACTTTCTTTTCTGTCGCTCTTTCGATCTCAATCTGCGCTTGTTCAAGAAATGGATCGATCTCAAACATATCTTCGGAATCAATCCACTTCGTTTTGTTGAGTACCTCTTGAAACTCTTGTCTGATATTATATTCTTTGATCGTTGTTTTTTTCATAATTACATGTCTAACAATTCAAGCGTTTGATTTCTTTTGTCATGTGAGCAATCCCCGAGAAATTGGATCATTCCGTCAGTGATGAAAGAATGGCAACGCATAGGAATTGAATCGGGGTGGAGTTCGCCCTTTGGCACATTCTCGAATGTCGCGTCTTTTGGCAATTCATTCCATGTGACCAAAACAGACGGCTTCAATGTCGGCTTTTCAAAATCTCCGTTGAATTCCCATGTATCATTGAATGCGTGATGTCCATTGCAACCAGGGCAATGAAAAACGAATTGATTTGTGTTTTCGATTTTTTTGATTTTCATAATTATTTCAATATTTGATTATAGACTTCTTTTGCCACTTTCTCCATCATAACAGGTGGCACGCTCATGCCCAAAATATATTTTATATTGTTGTATTTGTTTTTGATGAAATCATAGTCGATCGGGAAACTCTGAATGCGAATCAATTCGTTCGCTGTTGCAACGCGCTTTTCATAAAAATCGATAAACTGCGAGCCACTCGTCAACGTATTCGGCACAAGGTGTTTTTTCAAAAAGATCGCATTGAATCTTGAATTCTTGCCAGTCAGTCGCATGTTGATGTCGGCGATCGTCTTATCTGAAACGATTTTCTTTTCCCAAAGTTTTGCGTCGCCCGGATATGGCTTGCCTTTGATTCCGTCACCCTTGCGAATCTGATCATATGTGATTTGATCTTCATTGAACGAAAGCGAGATCTTCTTTTTGATGTCTTTACGCACTGCAATGAAAAAGATTCTTTCGCGACGTTGTGGCACGCCCATTGAAGCGGCGTTCAGCAAGAAAAGTTGTGTGTTATATCCTGCAACGTCGAATGCTCTGAAAATTTGCTTCACATATCCGCGCGCGTTTCCTGCAAGCATACCTTTGACGTTTTCAGCAACAACGACTTTCGGTTGAAGATCTTTCGCAAGCTCGATGAAATGGAAAAACAGATCATCAAGAATTTGCTCTGTCTGGCCCTCACGAAAATGCTTCTTCTTTCCCCATGCTTTTTCACGCGATCCACTCATTGAAAATGAACTGCAAGGCGGACTTCCGTCAAGCACATCGAGATCAAACAACTCTTTCGGATATTTCTTTTCTTTCACGAATTCTTGAATCGGCTGATTGATGAAATGTTGAGTGTTCGGAAAATTCGCTTTGTAGATCTCGATCAGCTCTGCGTCGATCTCGTTGATTCCGACCATTTCGAAACCCGATTTTTTGTACCCCATTGAAGATCCACCACCACAAGCAAAACAAGAAAAAACTTTCTTGCCATTTTTCTTGACGCTTTTCAGATCTGTCAATTTCCAGTCGTTCCACATACTATTTTTTGTATCTGCGTTTTCCTGCCGGATCGACGCGATATTCTGGCGGATTATTTTTCAATTGCTTGACTGTCAAATTTCTCTTGTCCATTAGGCGATGATGAGATCTGCAAACTGGCACAACATTTTTCGGATCATTGTTTTCAATGTTTTTGTCGATATGATGTGCGTCGATTTTACCTTTGCAATGTTCATCGTTTATCGCGCATGGCTTTCCTTTTATGATTGCAAGTGCGCGCTCATGAAAAGCTCTTTCTCGCGGATTCTCTTTGTAATTTCCTTTATTACCCTTGTGATGTCCACGAATAAATCGCGAAGGCTGTCCTTTGACATATCCTCGCTTTGGCGCATGACATTTGTATATTGGCGTTTGCTGTCCGCAACCGCATTCGCATTTATTCATATATGAATTATAAACCAACTATCGGACAAAAGCAAATCCGCATTTTGGACACTCCGTATCAAAGTCCTCGTCGATGTCGCTTTCTGTTATTTCCTTATTGTTCATTTTTGGAATTTCTTCGACATTCAATTTGATGTCGGCAATTTCAAGCAAGAAATTTTCATCAATCTTCAACGCTCTGACTTGCTCGATCACGAGTTCGCCGAATGCAACATTGTCGATCATTGCTTCTTCGATCATTTGCTTTTCTTTGATCTCCTTGTCGATGATCACTGGCACTTCTTCCCAACCCATTTCGCGCGCCGCTTTCAATCTCTGATTTCCTGCATAGACGATCGTTCGGCCTGCCTTGTCGACGTACGCCAAAAGTGGACGCTTCATCAAAAGTGCGGGATTGCGCTGAATGCTTTGCTTCAATCGATTCATTGCATGCTCTGAAATTATGCGTGGATTTTTTGACCACTCATTGAGCTTTTCTGTTTTGATCCATTCTGTTTTTGGCATTTGAACTTGCTTCATTGATTTTTGATCACGACTTTCATGCACATTGCGAAAAACCATTTCGGCATGAAGCGCGGTTTTTTATTGATAAAATTTTCGAATCCGAATTGATCGGCTCGACTTTGCAAATCCCTTCGAATTTCTTTGCGAATAAGTTTTCGCTTGTTTGCTTGCCCCATAATTTTTTTAGTATTCAATATTTACTTCAACAAAGCCTTTTTTGTTTGGATCAATCACATAATCAAACGAGCCGATCAGACGCTTGTCATTCTTGAACAAAGCGTCGGCAATCCCCTTGAAAATATTGTCGCAATCTGCGTGTGTATGATCCTTGAAATGAATCATCAGATCCATTCTCGCCTTTTGAGTTCCGAGAACGATCGGCTTTCCGGTACAAAGTTGATTATTCCCACAACTTTTCAAAAATTCATATTTCACAAATTCTTTCCACGCATTATATCTTTGCGTGCCTTTGTTCCAAAAGCTCCCCTTCGTCGAGCGATAATATGGAATCGGATTACCCTCGCGATTTTCTTGATTTCCCTTGATTACGAACTGAATTTTCATATTTTTGCAAGATCCTTTTTCGCAACAAAGCTTTTTCAGTCTTGCGAGATCGAATCATGTGATCAATGTTTGTTTCTATTTTTTCAAAATTTTCATTGTAATACCGATATGCAACGGCGCGAGCGATGATCTGCTCGAATGAGATCTCAATCCATTCGTTGATTTCGTCAACGAATAATTTCAACACTGAATGATTTCCGACTGTTTCAAAAATTGATTTTCTTGTTTTCATAAAGTCAAAAACGCCGCCCAAAAAGGGAACGGCGTCATTTTATATTCGAATTATGTTGTTTTTTTTCATTTGAAGTGCTTTTTATTGATACGTCAATATTAGCACTTTTTCACGTTTTCGTCAACTCGGCAATTCTTCGGGCCCGCGTAATTGATTGAACGCTTTTTCGGTTTTTTCATCATTTTTCTCGATGATGTCGTGACAATGAGTGCAAGCGAGAATCGTTTGATTGAATTCTCCGAGCAGATATTCATATCCTCTTTTTTTGTACCAATCGCGCAAGTGGCGATGTGCGAATGAAAGCGCGTTGTCATACCAGCACCCCGCGAATCGAAGCTCACACGTCATGATTCCGCGATCCTCGTATTCGATTTTCAGTTTTGCACGAAACTTTGCCCACAACTTTGTCCATTTTCCTGCTCCGAGTGTTGACATAATATTTTGCAGGCGAGGCAAACAACGACAATGATCGAGATCGCGACTTTTGTGCGAAATATCCATTTTTCGAATTCGTCATTCATTGACTTATCTCAAAAAGTTTTTGCTCATGCAATATCTGTCTGAAAATCCATGTTTTTGACATTCTCGATAGTTTGGCACCATTAGAAAAGCAAACGCCAAAAAGACAATGACCACGCAAACAATAAGAATCAAGATTTCGATTGTGTGTTGTTTGATTCGCATATAATTAGATTTGACCGAATAATTTTTTGATCTTGAAAACGATTCGACGCAACATCGTTTTTCTCATCACCCACAAATACAATTTGATTTCTGAAAATAACCATATGAAGCGAGTTCCAGCATATGAATCAAGCAACCACTGAATATCATATATCGCGATCAATTCTGCTTGATGATATTTGTCTTTCATTCTGTGAGTTGGCATGTCGATCGTACTTTTCCAAAGAAAATTTTTCGCGATCGATTCAGCAAGCTTTTTTGACTGCGCCGTATTTTCGACAGCCCACCATTGAAATTCAGTGATTTCTTCTTTGTCTGCTTCGACAAGAATTGCGTCGGCTGATTCCGAAGCGCCAGTCAAAACGAGCGCGTATTCAATCCCATGAAGCGATCGAATCTCGCGTCGCATTTCGACGACGACGTATTGTTTCGGTTGTTGGCTCTGTTGAGCCTTTTCTTGTGTTTTTTCCATATGACAGAATTTTATCACAAGGGCAAATTTTTGCCAACTTGATCAAGATAAAAAATTATAGCTTTCAAAAGTGATTCTTCGCGACCGAACAAAATATCGATTTTTTCATACTTGTCGAACAGATCTGCATATCTCCGATTCACGCTCGGATCTGTCGAGCCTTCTTTTTGAATTCGTTTCAACCATTTCATTTCGTCGCAGATCACGCGAATTTGTTCACTCGGCAATTGTTTTTTGAGATCTTCTTCACGATCTTTTTGCACAAGCGAGATCTCTTTCAAAATAACTTCGTCGCCTTTCTTCTCAACGCCGACTTCAAGTTCTATGTCGCAATGATTCCACATTGTGCAATTATATTTTGTACATATCGGCGTTTTACTGTCGATAGCTATTTCGTGCCATTTTTTAGTATGACCGCAACAACATTTTTTCATTTGAGTTTTGAGGCGCAAGACTGCCGACCGCTTTGATCGTAAATTTTGCCGCACGTTGGACATTTTAGAACATAGATTTTTGTCTTCTTGTTTTCCTGTGCTTCGGCTACGCAGACAAGAAAGTCATTGCAGTTTGAGCATTTGCACATTGTCGTGCCTGTGAATTTTTGTTTCATAAGTATTCGACGATGAATTCTCCGTCTGCATTGCAGAATTCGGCCACACCTTTGATTTGACGCACGAATTTATATTCAAGTTGCTCAACGACTTTCTTTGTGATCGGATCGATGATCACTGCCGAAGGCGCCTGCACTCTGCCGTTCAAATAGCGATCTGCGCGATCCATATTCATACCCCACTCGCCTTTTTTGTATTTGTACAATATACCCGCAAAGTGAACGAGATCGCCGAACGTCGCGCTTGCAACGTCGTTTTTCAAAAGGTGTTTGATGTCTTTTCTCGAAAATGTATGAATGTTGTTTACTTTGCACCATTCAAAAACTGCTTTCATTGAATGGATCATTGATTTCGTCAAATTGATCTTGCGTTTATTGAGTGTGTGTCCGCAATGCTCGCACACTTGTCGATTGATTGAGTTCATTTTGTTTTTTTCATTTATGAAATTACACTAGCGTTTTTTGGCCTTTGTCGGCTTCCGCTTCGGCTTCGTCTTTTCGCTTTTGATTGACTTTGTTGCCGAGAACTTCGGCTTGCAATTTCAATCTTTCCCCGAATGTGATGAAACCTTTTTTCTCTTGATCACGAAGTTCATCAAAGATCACTTTGTCGACGATCCTTTTCACTCCGCCGCACTGCTCCGCGTATTTGCAAACGTCACGACAAAAGTCGCTGTTCTGGTCGTACGATTTGAAGCAAAACGGATTCTTCGAATTTGTCTGCGTTTGTGTATTTGTCGACATTGATTTTGAATTCGACTTCGGCTCTTTTTCCTGCGAATGCTCGCCACTCGCCTTGAACAAGAACTTTTGTCATTGCTTTATTCATTGGATTATCAAGGAAAAACGGATCAAGCTCAACTTCGTCAATACTTTCGATTCCCGAAAGATTTATATCGGCGCCAGTTCGAAGTCTGATCGGTTTTTTCGCGCCATTGTGCCAGTGTTCTGCAATCGTTTCAGCTTCTTCGTCTTGCACGAGATATTTTCGTCCCGAAAACATATTCAATTCTTTCATGCTCGCAACACCCCCTTTCCGTCCCGATTCTGGGAATTCTCTTTTTTGTCAAAATGCGTTGAATAAAATGCGCCAAGCTTTCCGAGTTTTTCTTCGAGTTCGATCGGCGTTGTGATCGTCGGCGCGAATTTCCCTTCTGCGTGCGATTTTGCGACCGGTATGAATTTGATCAATCCTTCCATTTTTTCGAAGCCATGTTGCTTGATCATTCGTTCGGCGGCGTCGCGTTGATTCTTGCGCGGAAATAATCTCGCGAATGACGGATTCACAACTTCAAACAATGCAATGAATTCGTTGATCTTTTTTCCGAGTGGATTGATTTCATCGACAACCGCTTCGGCGGTTGAATTAGTATCTTCATTCTTTTCATTCTTTTCATTCTTGTTTATCGGGGTGCTTGCTTCGTGCGCGCTTCGTGCGCGCTTCGTGTCTGACGTGGTGCTTTTGTACGAACACAAGTCTTGATATTTCGCATAGTTCAGCACTGAAATGACATTTCCTCTCGTGCTTCGCTTCGTGTCTATCATTCCACTTTTCTTCAAAAAAGCGATACATTTCTTGTGCTGGTCTTCCGTACAACGAAGAATTCTCTTGTCTTCTTGAAAATTGAAAAGGTTGGTCCCGCGCTTGAAAAGTCTTGAATCCTTGTGATTCACTTTACTCACAATATAAAACCAAATCTTGAACCAAATCGCGGGCTTGTAAAAGAAAATGTCACTTTCAATGATCTGACGCGCCCACAATGTGGCTCCGCCTTTGATATTTTTGTCGCTCATTGGTTTTTCATTTTAGTTTTGATTATTTAGTGAAACGCAAAGATCCGCGGGGTAAAGTTCAACGATCAAGAAGAAATCCCCGCGGATCTGTAAGTTCCACGCAATGCTCAATTTTTTGATCGTTATACTTTGTCATATGTACATTTTGGGCGTGATTCGCCCCGTTGTCAAATCGCATAATATCCGACCGAATCCCAGTCAACTTCATTCGGCAGTGGAATGTATAGATTCAGCTCAATTGAAGCCCAACGGCGACATTCTTCGTGATATTCTTCTTCTTCGACAGTGTTCAGATCCTCCGTCGATTTGATGATTTCTTCGACAAGAATTCGACCGTCTGGCAATCTGAATTCGATGAAATCTTTGAGATATGTTGCTTTCAAAAATTCATGAATTTTCATCATCGTTTCTTTCGATTCTTCGCCGTATGATTCCATTGCGATCATTCTGATGATCACTCCGAAATAGTATCGGCGTTGCTTGTCTGTGCGAGATCTGCGCTTTCGTGTCAATGTCATGAAATAGTCGCCGTCAGTCGCAAACTGCACAAATTGGTCATATTTCTCGCGATCAATCAATTTCATGATTCCACGCTCAATGTGACATATGAATTTCGGTCTGATTCGCTCTTTTGATTCGCTCATGAGTGTTTGTGTGCGCCGTACCCCGAAAACGCGATACGGCGCAATTTTGGATCGATTAGAATGGTACGTCTTCCAGTCTGACGTCGTCACTTTCCTCATCAAGATTGATTGTCGGAATTTCCTCAACTGGTGGCGTCGCTGTGCGCTGTGGTTGCGCTGTTGGCGCAGTGCGTTGCGTCTGATCTGAATCGTCGCGTGCTTGCGGTCGATTTCCCATATTCATTCCGTCGGCCACAAGATCCCAGACAGTACGCTCGACGTTGTCTTTTCCGACGTATGTTCTCGATTCCATTCTGCCCTCGATCAACACTTCTTGACCCTTGACGAGCCATTGTGCAGAAATCTCGGCAAGCTTTCCCCACATCACAACATTGAAAAATTCTGTCTTGCTCTGCTTCACGTTGTTTTTGTCTTTCCAGTCACGATTTGTTGCGACTGAAAACGAAGCGACATTTTGTCCGCTCGAAGTCGTCTTCAATTCGGGATCTCTTGTCATTCTGCCGATGATTGTGATTTTGTTGAAATTCATAATTGTATTTGAGTTATTTTGATAATATTTTTGTATGATCCGCGCTTTTGAGTTCGCAGATTGTGAAATCGTTGATGTGTCGGGAAAAGATCAAGCGCGTCATTGATTCTGAATTGATACGGCGTGATCATTCTGACTTTGTAGCCTTTGCGCCTCAAAGATTCAATATCCTTGATTCGATCCGGCACAACTTTGTCGAGATATTCGCGACGCTGTCGTTTGACTTCATTCCAAATTTCGCCTTCTTCGCCCATATTATTTTTTCATTATAAGTTGATCAATCTCGTGCATGATCTCGGCTTCGCATAAGTGGCGTATATCGTACCACTTGCCCGCATAGCAGATCACGACTTTTTTGTACGAATCATTCATATGCTTCGTGATGATTGCGTTTGCTTGCTCGCGTGAGATCTCTTTGAGTTTAGTTGCCATATGTTGCAATTTGTTCTTCTTCATAGACTTCAACGCCTTTGATTTCGATTCCTGATTTGACGTCTTTGTCAATCGCTTTGAGATCGATGATCAAGTATTTTTTCGGAATTGATTTTTCGTCTATGATTCTAAACTTTTTTATTTTGCGAACATTGATTTTTGACCCCGATTCGGCGACGACTGTCGTCGCTTGTTTTTCGACTACAACTTCGGGCAATGCTTCAACTGCTTTTTTCTGCGAGGCATGTTGCAATCTCGCTTTCTCGCGCGCCTCTGCTTCTTGCGCTTCGCGAATTTTCTTTTCTTCGGCAAGCCTTTCTTCTTCTTTCGCTCGGCGATAGAAAAGCATTGAAGTTTTCAATGAATCGATTGTCATTTCGATCGGCACTCGCAATTCCTTGAATCTTGCGTTGATCGCTTTGACTTGATCATTCAACGGCTTTGTGAAGAAAAGACGATTGTCTTCAAGCTTGTCGCTTGCTCCTTTGAGTTGTCCGAGAAACTCGACTGCCTTGTTCATGTCTGCGTCAGTGCGAATTCGTCTTTCTTCACTCGTTCGAGAAACTTCAATGAG